CTTGATAGGTCCGCCACCCCATGTTGCGCGTGGCTGGACAATTGTAATCTCTACTTCAGTATCTTCATTGCCATAACGAGATAATGCACCTACTGCATATATCATGGCTTGTTTGTTGTGTTCAGGACTCACAGGATATTTACCTGTCTTTAAATCTATAACGCACATTTTATGTGGAGTGATTATTAGTGCGTCTGCATAACCATATAAATCTTCTGATATTTCTTGGCATCTAACTTTTTGTTCTACTAATAATTTGCCGTTTAATCTTTTTGCTCTCTCTTGCACATATTCCACATAAATCTTTGCGCAATCAATCATGTCTTGGTCGACTGTTATTTCAAAATCTTCTACATATTCTTTTTTACCAAGCCAATAATCTTCAAGTGTTACATCAACCAAGAATCCCTTTAAGAGTTGTTCTGTCATGTTGTGAATTAAAGTACCAACAGCGGCAGGTAATCCAACTTGATAATCAACCTTTGCTGCAAGCGTAGGCATACCTGGACAATTAGTCCATTTTTCAGCAGCTGATGGGCTAAGTTTGGCGTGTTTCATGTGATACCCTTGCTTCTGCTTCTGCTTTTATGATTTCGTCAATATCATATACAATTTTACCATTTAGGTTTAAATAGTCTGGCCCTGTTTTTTTTGCGCGCCAGCCCTCTATGGTTCTTGGAGATCTTCTCCATCTTTGAGCGAGTTGCTTAGTATCTAAAAAGATTTTATCTTTTTCCATTTAATCTCCCTTTTTGTTTTGATTTGTTATAATATATATGTAAATGTACTTGAATACAACAGTTAATTACAAAAAAGGAGTGAAAATATGTCGATAGACGATATAAGAAAAGAAGAATGGGATCAAGCTGGCAAAAACAGCAAAAATAAAATTGCTGATATTAAACCAGACATGGTAAATAGGCCAGAGCATTACCAGGGAATAGTGGAATGTATAACTTTAATTAGAGACAGATTAGGATCTAAAGGATATGCAGCTTATTTAGAAGGTAACATTTGGAAATATTTATATAGACATAAGGATAAAGAAGAGAACATTCAGGACTTAAAAAAATGTCAATGGTATTTAAACGAGTTAGTTAAATATTACGAGGAGTTGTAAGGACTTACCAAGGAGGTAGCTATGAATTTATATGAGTTTGATGATCGTATTCTAAGTGAAAGAAACGGAAGAAAGCCTATATATGTGAACAAACATCTTGCTAAAAAGTTTAAGGATTTTTGTGAGAGCCAACAGAAATCACCACATAAAGTGGCTGAGTATCTAATATCTTTAGGTATGAACTCTGTTAAGTATTACGAAGAACCTAAAGTGTCTGTTGACATCGAAGCTCTTTAAATAGGTTTTCTACATTTTTAAGCGAGTCCATCGCTTGCATCTCTTTGTCTTTAATGGTCATCTGTTTTTTTCCGTCTGCAAAAGTAAAGACAACTTTTTGTGGACCTAAAGCAACCAAAGCATAAACATCTATTGCATTTTTTTCGTATTGCCTGCTTTTACTAAAAGCACCACGTCTAAAATCAAACTGCCATGAGATTCTATGTGTTTGTATTTTTGATTGTGTTTTAACCTGGCACTTGTATAGCGTATGGTCAACATCAAAGATAATGTCTGCCTCCGCGCTGTGTGGAACTATCATTACAGTATCTGCGTGTAAAGAAAGTAGCGAGGCTACTAAGTATTCTCCAGATCGGCCAACTCTTTCTGATTGGCGTGACATGAGGTTATTTTAATCCTTCGGTAATTTTACTTTCTTTAATATAATCTTTTAACTGTTCTTGTCTATCTTGCAATATTTCAAGATATTTTTCTTGCAATCTTTTTCTTTCTTCTGGAGTTAAATTTTTATCCTTCAAGACTTTAGTTCTTCTAGCTTTTATTCTTGAAATCTCATTACGCATAAATTTAATATTGGTTGCTCTGCTTTGTTCTGGGTCAATTGGATATATATTTGTACCAACTAATCTTAAAATTGCTTGTGTCTTAGTTACCTTTGGATCTCCAAATTTATTTACATCTTTATTAATTGATTGTAAAAGTTTCCCAGCAAAACCAATATCTGTTAGCCATGTTGGGGCCGCCATTCTATAAGCATATAACATCATATCTGCTAATTGTTTTGCCTCTGGATCATATTCGTTAATTATTTCTCTTTTTGTAAATGGGTCTATATTGGTTTGTATAGCGCTAATTATTTGTGGCAATGGTCCGCCAAACACACCAGACTTAGATAAAGCTTCTTGCAACTCTAATTCTTTTACATCTTTAGCCATACCTGTAAACATTGCATAAGGTAAAAAATAACTAAAATCTAATACTTGCCATTTATCATTCTCATCTTTTATGGGTAATATTAAAGCGTTACCATTATCTCTTATCCATTCAGGCATAGATTGTTTTATTGTTTTAATATCTTCTGATGTAATTCCTTGATATTGTTTTACTATTTCGTGCATACCATAAGGTATGGCTAAATAAGGTACATATCTTTCTGGATATCTAATAGCTGTTTCTAATAAGTTTGGTAAAACTTTATAATAATAAGTTAAAAAAGGTATGCCAACTGGTGCATTTCTTAAATATCTTACTGATGGTGGAACTAAAGAATAATCAAATAATGTTTCTTGCGCCCTTAAAGCAGCAGTTGCTTCATCTGCACCTTTAGACATTTCATCAATAATTTTTGCTGTCTTACCAACTATTTCCATTTTTTGATAAGCATTAGTTCCTATCTCTGATATAGCACCACCAATATATTTTATTCTATCTATAATATTACCCGTTTCTTTTGCTTTTGCTTTTAGATATGCCTTATTAATATCTATCATTTCCTGTCTTGAAAATGTTGAATCTAATATTCCATATTTTTTTGCTATCTCTGTATAAGGGCCATTCTTCCTCATATCATTTAAAGCTTGACTCAATCTTGTTGGTATTTTTCTTAAAGGCACGCCAGAAAGATTTAACAAAATAACATTAGATGTAAAATTACGAGCTTGAGATGGTGGGTTTAAAGCAACCTTACTCATTTTCCACAATTTAGTTGCTTGGGTTATCATTCCAGAGTCACCTAATATAGATTTTGCAAAGTTATCTTTTGGATTTATAAAATCACCAGCCGATATCAAATCATCATATATTTCTTTTCTTATATATGAACCTCTTAAAGAACCATATTGTTTAGCGTCTGGAACTTGTTTATATAATCGAAGGTCTGATTTTTTAACATTAAGATTAGCTTGGTTTATTAACGCATCCATTGACTCTACAATTTTTTTGTCTTCTTTGGGTCTTATTTTTTTAATTATCTCATTTGCAATCCTATTCTTTTCTTCAGCCATCCAAACAGGACTAACATTTTTACCCTGAAAATCAATTAAACCAGATTGTATTGTCCATTTAGGATCTTCTGCTATTTTTTCAAACAAACTATATTTAACAATATCAGACATAGGATCTTCTATCGCTTTTGAACCCTGTAAAGATATATCTTTTACTTCACCCAAAAATTCTACGGTTGCATCATCAAGGTCTTTTCTTGATTTTGTATAATCCATTCTTCCCCTTTTGTCTAAATATTTAAGATACATTTTTGGAAGATATGATTCTTTATTTATATCAACCACATCCTTGGAAAGAATATTTGCTTTTACCAAAGATTCACCCACAAAGTCTATAGACTCTCTTAACTCTTTTGCCTGTGACCTTACAACAGGGTTTTGTATGCTTTTAAGATTAGTTTTTTTTGTTAAGTATTGTCTTACAGCAAAATTATCTTCAGGACTTAATCTTGCAAAAGTATCATAAACATCTCTTGTAACATCTCTAACCTTTTGCAATTTACCAGTTGCCAAACCACGCAATGTTAAATATCTGTCTTGGTCAGGCAATGTTTTAAGAGGTTTATATTTAATAAAAGGTCTTTTAAGAAAATCTATTGTTTGTGTTGCAACCTTTTGATAATTTTTTCCTAATAAACCAGACGCTATTACTTCAGCAGAAACTTCTGTATCTGGTATAGGTTCTGCTATTTCTTGTAGCTTTTGTGTAAGCGGTGCTTCTTGTTGTGTACTTGGTTTTAAAGTTTGTTCAGCCTCTCTTGTTATTTCTTTTTGTATTATTGGCTGTGTTTCTTTTTCTATTTGTTCGACATCAACATTTTCTTTTTGTAATGTTGGTTCTTCTCTTTGTGCTATTTGATTTAATTTTGATCTAGCAGCTATGTTAGTTCCAATTCCACCTATAATACCACCCAATCCAGCACCAGCTGTTGCACCTACAGTTGCTGCTTTTGCAGATTCTCCTAAATCAAAATCTTCTTGTACTCCAGCATTTATTCTTGCAGTTTGTCTTAAAGCATTATCAGCTGTTGCATAAACAGCACCTTCCATTGAACCTATTTTTGCACCCTGTTTTAAACCAGCTTTAGTTCCTTGTTTTACACCCTCTTTAATAGCTTGTTTTACAGCCTGTGCGCCAGCAGTACCAACACCTAATGTTCCAAGACCAACATAAGTTGTTGGGTCTGTGGCTAAACCTTTCAACAATCTACCTGCTCCAGACCAACTAGCAGATTTTTTATCATACATATCCATAAGGGTAATAAAGTCTTGCTTTTGTTTATCTGTAGCATCTTTTAATTGGGTTGCTTCAACGGTCATTTGAGGCAAGTTATAATTAAACCTACCCATATAATCTAAACCATATTCAGCATAATCTTGGTCTGTTTCTAAATCTGGTGCATCTACACCCTCATTCCATTTATAAATAGATTTAGATGCTTCAATCCATTTAGGATCTTTTTTAACAACTTCTTCTGTTAATTTTACTTGTTGAGGTAGGGTTTCTTGAACAGGAGCTATTTGTATTTTTTGCTCGTTATATTCTGAAAATATATTATCTAACTGTTCTTTTGTCGGAGGTTGTTCACCAGTAATCTTTAGAGTTACTCCGTCTTTATTTGTGATTGTGTAAGTGGGCATATTAACCCTCTGTTATTGTATAACCTGGTATTTCAAAAGTAATAGGCCTATCTTGTTCAACCTCTATTTCTTCAGTTTTTCCATAAAAACTATCTAATATTTTTATTTGTTGTTCTATATCTTCTTTAGAATATGGCTCACCAGTTAAAGGATTAACTTGTTTTATTAAATTTGCAACAACTTCATTTCGCAATTGCTCTTTGCTTTTACCTTGTCTTATACCAATTAAAGCAGCTCTTGCTATTTGTATTTCTTCTGGTGTTCCTGTTTTTTCTATTTCTTGATAAGCACGAAGATTTTTTTGAGCAGCAGTTAATTGTTCTTCTTTTGGCTGTCTAGCCTTTTGTCTCTCTATAGCTCTCATAGCAACATCTCTACCACCAAGAGCATCACTTAACATTAATAACATTTCTCCAATACCTTTATTTCTAGCGGCTAATCTTTGTGTGTTATATATGTTTAACTCTTCTGGCGTTGCCTGAGATAATTGATCTGGAGTTGCCTGTCTAAATCCACCAACTCTAGCAAAAAAATTACCAGCCTTTGTATAATTTTGTAATGCAACAGGATTTTCTAAAATTTGTTTTTCTTCTTTTTTTGTAAGCAGATTTGTTTTTTGCTTTGGTTCTGATATTAAAGGTTTCATTAATGTTTTCATATCATCAGTTTTACCAGTAACAATATCGGAAGATGGTTTTATATCCGTTAATCTGTTTGCTAGTTCTTTTGGTTCAGATGTTAATAGGCTTGTTGAATCAGAGGGCAATATTTCTGGTATATTTACATCTTTAGTAATATCTCTTAATTCTTGTCTTTTTCTTGGTGTGCTAACTGATGTGCCTCGCAACATATCCATAAGCTCTGAAAAAGTATATCTAGCTTCTATATTTCTATCTCTTCTTGCCATTTATATATCTCCAAATACTTTATTATCCTGTTGGATTAAAAAATCCACCACTTGCAAGAGAACCACCAATTCCAGCAACCGCACCTAAAACATCACCAAATCCAGTTTTTTTACTTCCAGTTGTAGTTGTACTAATTAATGGTGTACCCAATCCTGCTTGTAATAAACTAATTTGCTGTTGTGGATAGGCCAATGCTCTACCAAACTCGCCTCTTTGTGCATCGATTGCTCTTTGCTGTAATGCTTGCTGTTGTGTTCCTGCTGCTCCTAGCAATCCCAATTGTTGTAATTGCTGTCCTTGTAAACCACCTAGCAAGCCTGCTTGTTGTTGTCTTGCTCTTAACTCAAGCTCTGGTGCAAACATTTGCATTTGTTGTTGTCTAGCCACATCACGCTCTGCTGCTTGTTGCGCCTGCTCAAAACCTCTTTGCCTTCCCTCTACAGCAGTTCTTTGCATTGCTTCTGCGTAAGGTCTTTGTGATTCAGACTCTATTATTGCTGATCTTGAACCACCGAAAGCTCCTGCTCTGATTGCTCTATCCTGCGCACTACCACGAGCTATGTCAGCTTGTCGCTGTATGTCGCCCATTGCTAGGTCTATAACTTGTTGCTGATATGGAGATTGATAAGCACCTATATCTTGACCGAGTAAAGATGCGGCTTGACCAGTCATAGGTCTTTGTTCTTGCGCCAATCCTTGTAAGGCTTTAGTAGGGTCATAACCCATTCCTGTTTCAAATAGTCCTCTAGTAGCTTGGAACTGTCGTAATTGATCTGGTGAAAAACCAGCAACCATTGGTCCTGTATAGGGTAAGAATGGTTGTTGTGCTATACCTTTAGCCTTGGTAAAAAGCTCTTGAAATTGTGCTTGTTGCCATGCTGGTAATTCTTGCGATGTTTCTGTTCTAGTTTTTCCTTTACTCATAAGTCTTTTCTAATTAAATATTCTGTTTCAAATCCTAGATGTTTTATCTTTCTAATCCATCCTTTTCTACCGCCACCGTATAATCTTTTAATGCCTGCGGCTTTTGCAAATGCTTCTATTGATGGTAGCATTTCTTCTAATTCTTCGTAATCACCACCACAAAATAATAAATTCATTGCTTTAACTTGTGGATATATTACAAATTCTGTTATGTATGCAGACTTTTTGCCTGGCCATAAATGGAATATACCATGTCTTATTTTATCTTCTATATCGTCAATTGTATAGGAATCTTGATACTTTACAGCTTTTGCTATATAAGGTTTACACCTTTCCCATTCAATTTCCCAAGGATCTTTCTTCGCTTGGTTTATATCAATTACTTTATTAGTCGCCTCTTGCATATTCAACTACACTAGCTGTTACATTAATATTTGCATGGTTTACTTGTATTTTAAGTATTTCACCTGCTGTTAAAATTAAACTTTTAGATAACATTTCTTGGGTTTCATACGCTGCAATATTATGTGATTTCCAAACATAATGATTGGTTGCACCAGAAGTTATAACAATATCTATATTTGTTTGCTGGTTTCCGTCATCACCAACCAATAAAGACTCTACTATTGCAAAGTCAAAATCCCCACCAGAAGGTGCTGTATATATAGTTTCTAAAGACGCTGTACCGCTTACATCTAATTTAGCGTTTACAGCTCTTTGTATATACTGTCTTTGTGAGGATAGATCCATTATCTCCTGCCTCTTGGTCTAATATTTAATCTTATATTACCAACTTGAAAGTCTTGTGTTGTGCTACCTGTTACAGTCATTTGTACTTGTCTTGCTGTAAACCTAGCATCGGTATATCCATCGCTTTCAAAGGTAAAACTACCAAAGTCTGTCTCGCTACCTAATGGGGTAAACTTACCTTTAAAACTTATTGTTACACCTGGTAATGTGTTTGCTTCTTCATCTGGAATAATCTGATTACATTGCACATAGTTATCGCCATTACCTAGTTCTATTGGACCGCTTGTACAAAAAGGCACATCACTATTTAAGTTTGGCGAGTTAGATAATGTGGTTGATTCGTGTTCGTATATAAAACCATTTGAATCACCAGCAATAGGAAAATCAAACGCACCTTGGTCAATCCAACAGCCTCTATCCATTGAGCCTATAGACCAAGTGTTTTCTAAGTAATTCCATATTACATATTTGTTTGGTAGATATATACCATCACCGCTTGGGAAACCCCACCATATTTCGTTAAAGTTAGAGTTATGTCCACCCCAACATGCTTTC